ATATATACAGACAAAGGGCTTGAATATAATAGTACTTATTATTATTGGGTAAGGTTTGTAAGTACTTCTAACAATCCAGGGCCTTGGTCTAATATGGCTAGTGCTACAACCGTAGAAAACATAGGGGCAACTATGACCGCCCTTAGCGAAACTTTGTCTAACTTGCCGGGTTATAGTTTGCTTGCTCTTAATTCCGGTGTAGCAAATATAATTAAACAAAGTGGTTCTCCAAGTACTAGAACAGATGGTTCTGCTATAGGCACGCATGACATTTGGTTTGATACAGATGATGGTCAAGTCTATACAAGGAATTCGGCAAACAATGCTTGGGTAGCAGGACGTGATGCAACTTTAGTTTCTCTTTATGGGAGCACAAGCTATACCGGCAGCACTATTACCGAAGCTATGGCCACTGCACAATCTAATATTGTTACAGTAACTAATGCGCATTCTGCTACATCTACTTCTTTAACAACCCTTTCTGCTTATGTAGGCTCTGGAAATGATAACAGCGGTACTGCTTACAGCGCTTCAAATACAATTCTTTCTCATGTAAATGCAACAGATGCTAACGCAGCCGCAGCTTATGTACTTAAAGTTGAAGCTAATGGGGCGGTAGCTGGCATGGTGCTAGAAGCAAATGCTTCAGATAGTGGGACTGGTTCTGCTATACAATTTCAAGCTGACAAGTTTGCTATTTGGGATGGTTCAGGTGCGGCTAGTTCTAATTCTGTAGCCCCATTTATTGTTGATAGTGGTGTTGTTTATATAGATACCGCGCGAATTAAAGATGCCGCCATTCTTGACGCTAAAATTGGTACTTTAGATGGTGGAAAAATTATAGCTGATACTATTACAGCTACTCAAATAGATACTGATACTATTACAGCCACTCAAATAGCTGGTAATACTATTACAGCTGATCAAATTGCTGGTACTACTATTACCGCAGCTGAAATAGCAGCTAATGCAATTACAACAGACAAAATTCTTGCAGGAAATGTAACTGCTGGAAAAGTAAATACAACAGACTTAGTGTTGCCTACAAACGGTGGTTCTGTTTCAGGTAGCACTATTGGTAACTTTAACAATAATTCTAAAAGATATGCACAAATTACTTCAGTAGGTAGTGGTGCTGGGTTTTATCAAGGCTATGTACGATTAGTTGGAGGAACAGGCCAAGTTAAAACAATACATTTGTTATTTTCTGATGGTACAGTTGACACTACTGAAACATCTGGGGGCACTGACACAGCAGAATTGACTGATAGTAGTTCTGGTGTAGTTTACAGAACTCCTGACATAGAACATTTAAATACAAGCATAGTTCAATCTAGGTTAATAAGTAGTGCTGACACAGCTAACATACCAATAGCATTTAGACATACAGGTAGTGGTACAGTTACATGTTATATTTATGGCCAGGGTGATGGGGGAGTTAGACAAATAGGGTCAGCTGACGTTCGATTTGTTAAATTTAGCGCGAATTAATTATGGCAGTTTTAAAAAGATACACAGCTACTTTTACCCCAAATGTTATAACTTCTAAACAAGTAGTAGAAGGTGGTAAAACAGTAGTAACAGAAGTTGAATACACAATAAATGCACACGAAACAGCGGATTCTAGTAATACTGTTACTGTACCAAAACAATATATAACTTTTAATTACATTGCTAAAGATACTAATGACGTTGACTTTGTGCACATAAGCAACGTGACAGATAGTGTTGTAGCGGGTTGGATAACCAATCATTTTAACACTAGAGAGCTAGAGTTAAATGCTCTTTTATCTCATGTAGATGGAATAACATGGTCAACGCTAGATGATATTGACGTAGATAACCCTTATGGGTAATAATGTAAACTATGAAATGTGGAGGTATAAACCAAATGGGTATGAAAGGAACCTATAAAAAGAAGCCAGCTAAAAAGAAAAAGCCAGCTAAAAAAGGTAAAAAGAAATCTTCATACGGTTACTAGCCGTGGAGGATGACGTAATAGAACATTTCTAAGGAGAAACAAATGGATAAAGGATCTATCTACACAGCTTATAAAGCATCGCTTGAAGGACAACGGGCCCAGGTCAGTTTAGACTTAGAAGTCCTTACTTCAAACGCTACTTCAATACCAGAGCACACTAACTTTACAGAATATTTAGACCAGCTGGTTGGTAAACTAGTTGAGATTAATGATAAAATAAAGTTAGTTGATTTTTTAATTGCACAGGAGAAAAATGACTAGACAACAAACTAACCCTACAAAAACAAAAATTGGGGAAAATGAAGTTGAAGAAAGCAAAATGGACCATGTTGTACCAAACCAAGAACTTTCTACTAAGGATTTTAGTTTAATGAGTGCAAAAGAAATATCAGAAGAATTAGACAACATTGTTTATAAACCTAAAAATAAAAAGCCCTAATGCCTAGAACACGCAAAAGACCTTCTCAAAAAATTAGAAAAAAAAGCATTTCTAAACGCCAAGAGGCATCTTTAAAAAGACACAGTAAACATCACAGCGCAAAGCACATGGCTTTTATGAAAAGGCGCATGCTTATGGGTGATACCATGAGACAAGCACACAAAAAAGCTATGGCTAAAACTGGCAAGTAATGGCCAGAAGAAACTACCGTAAAGAATACGACAGATACCAAGGTACAGCTGCGCAAAAGAGACGCAGGGCGGGGCGTAACAAAGCACGCCGTTTAATGATTCGTAAGGGTAAAGCAAAAAAAGGTGACGGTAGAGACGTTGCACACAAAGACAACAACCCTTTGAACAATAATCCTAAAAATATTAGAATGGAAAAGAAGAAATCAAACCGTTCTTTTAAAAGAACGCGAACAGCAAGGAGAAAACGTGTCAGGTAAAAGAGGATTGTATGCAAACATACACGCAAAAAGAAAACGTATAAAAGCGGGCTCTAAAGAAAAAATGAGAAAGAAAGGAGCCAAAGGCGCACCAACAGATAAAGCTTTTAGAAAAGCTAAAAAAACAGCAAAAAAAGTTGTTAGGAGACGAAAATAACTGTAATTTGCTATACTATTGTCTCAGCTCTTTTATTAATGAGTATAATTATGTATATAGAATATATTGAAAAGTTTTTAGATAAGGTAAAAAAAGCCTATGCAAAGCTATTTAAGAAAAATTTAAAACAACCAGTAAGGAAGAAACGTGCCCCGCAAAAAAGAAAACCCAATACGAAAAACAACAAGAGGTAAAGGCGCTAACTACCGAAAAACTAAGTCAGGCGCTGGTATGACTAAGAAGGGCGTAGCCGCCTATCGTAGAGCAAACCCAGGATCTAAATTAAAAACCGCAGTAACAGGAAAAGTTAAAAAGGGAAGTAAAGCCGCTAAAAGACGTAAGTCTTATTGCGCTAGATCTGCAGGGCAGATGAAAAAATTCCCTAAAGCTGCAAAAAACCCTAACTCAAGGCTAAGGCAAGCTAGAAGACGTTGGAAATGTTAGTAAAAATTTATGAACAAACGTGCACTTCTAGTTTTAGGATTAGTATTCTCTTTTAATTCCTATGGGGATCAGACAGGTAACTGTACTGCTGGCTCTCAGTATTGCGAGCAGAATAGCTTGGATACTACTAACACTACCACCACAACTAACACAAATACTAATACCAATACTAATACTAATACCAATAACAACACTAATACCAACACTAACACTAATGTAAATACAAATACTAATGTTAGTACCAATCAAAATACAAACATTAATACGGCAACAAATACCAACAATAACACTAACAATAGTACGTCGACTTCTAATAACACTAATACAAACAACAATGTTAATACTTCAACTTCGACTTCTAACTCAACTGTTAATTCTACGGTAAATCAAAATGTCAACAATACGAGCACTTCTAACAACACCAACACTAACACTAATAACAATACGAATATCAATAAATCGACGTCTGATTCAAATGTTACAACTAACAATAAGAATGTTAATGAGAACAACACACGTTCTGACAACACGAACAGAAACATTAATGAGTCGAATTCAACTCAAACAATCAACCAAAACGTAAAATCAGAAGCACCACCTGCATCTGCTATTGCCCCATCTATAATGTCTTATTCACAGGACTTATGTACTGTAGGTAGATCGGGTGCGTTTCAAGGGCAAGTATTTGGTTTTTCTGGGGGTAAAACTGTAAGAGATCAAAACTGTGAAAGATTAAAACTATCTAAATACCTTTACGATATGGGTATGAAAGTGGCTTCTATTAGTTTACTTTGCGCTGATGAAAGGGTTTTTACTGCTATGGAAATGGCCGGCACACCTTGCCCATATAAAGGAAAAATAGGAAAAGAAGCAACAGTAGCTTGGGAAGAAAACAAACAAGACAGACCAGACTATAAAGTTTGGTATAAAGAAAAGGTACAAAGATGTAAGCAAGTCTGGCACTCTTCTACTCAAAAGAAAAGAGAATGTATCGCTGCTTTAAAATAATATGTTGTTTATTACTTACAAGTAATTTATCAGCACAATATATCTATGAAGGCAACCAGTCTTTAATAGACCTCACAAACGAATCAGGCACTACTAATCTTAATGTTGGTGACGACCAGCTTTCCTCTGCTTTTAATTTAGACTTCACGTTTGACTTTTATGATAAAGCATTTACTTCTGCTCGTATGGCTACAAATGGATGTCTGCATTTTGGATTGGGTACAGGTAATGTAAACTACAATAATTACTGTGGTGATTATACACCTGACCCTCTTCCACAATACAACTACACACTGTTTCCGTTTTGGACTGACCTCATTAGAGATAACCAGTCTAAGATGTTAGCTAAAAACTTTAGCGATAAAACAGTTTTTGGTTGGTATGATTTAAAAGAGTACAATCGTGCATCTGATAATAGTTTTGAAGTAATACTTTGGACCAACTCCACGTTTGAATTTAGGTATGGCGCATTAGATATTATTCAACACGATGTTTTAATAGGCCAACAAAAAGATTCAGATACTTATTATCAATATTTATTTCACGATGAATGTAATACAGGTACAACTAACACTAGTTCGTGTGTAAATACAAATTGGAATAACACAGCTTCAAATACTTCATTAGAAAATGGTGGCTCCTTGTATGGTACAAGTGTAACTATTGACTGTAGTGACCCTTTAAATGATGTAAGCTGTCCTGGATACTGGGATGCTTATGATGATTTACAGTGTGATTTAGATCCACAATATGGTCCATTCTGTCCTGGATACAGCCAAGAAATGGATATTGGTTATTACCAAGAAGAAGAATACTTTGATTATGGATATGAAGAAGAAGTGTTTGACTATGGTTATGAAGAGTATGACATTTTGTATGACGATTTTGAATTTGAAGAACTAGAGGTATTTGAAGAGTATATATTTGAACCTGAGTATGAGTTGTTTGAAGAAGAAGTGTTTGTGTTTGCAGAAGAAATAATTTTTGAACAACTACAGCCACTTGATGAATTTATAGAACCATTACCATTTATACGGGAAGAAGAAGTCTTTATACCCATAGAAGATTTAATGATTGAAGAGTTTGTGTTTCAAGAAACATTTATTGAAGAAGTGGAGGAGTGGTTTGAGGAAGAGACAATTGTGGAAGAAGAACTTGCGTATGCAGAAGAGTCGGAGGAAGAACTTATTGAAGAACTTATCGAAGAAGAAGATGAAGTTATAGAAGAAGTAATAGAAGAAGACCTTGTAGCCGTTGAAGAAAAAAGCTCTATAAGTAAAGAAATGGCTTTAAATGTTGTTTCATCTACTTTAGCTACTGCACAAGCTAGTGTTAGTGGTACAACTGCAGGCACATCTGTACATGCTACAGGAAACAGCATTGCATCTGGTAATGCAGTTAGTTCTTCTTCAAATGCTGGTATTAGTACTAGTAGTTCACCAAGCATGTCAGATCAATTTGCATCTTCTACAGCACAGACCAACCAAGTTCTTGATATGAGTAGTACTGCTGTAGCTGATACTTCCATAAGCACAAGTACTGTTGAAACCGAAACAACTACTACTGAAGTTACTGTTGCAACGGTATCAACTGTATCTAGCCAAGACAGTTTAAACATATCAGTTAATTCTGTTAGCACTGATTCTGATACAGACACAACAGTAGAAAATATAATTGCAGAAAACTTACAAAACGCACAAGAAGAAGTACAAGCACAACAAGAAGAGACGGGAGAGTATGGATCTGAAAATGCTATTATAGCTGTTATGGGTTTTGTTCCTGGATTTAATAATTATAGGTTAGTTAGTTTGCCAGAAAAAGAAGTTTGGTATGAACCTAAAAGCATTTATACTACTAATACTATTCAAGATAACACAGCTGCGTTTTATCAGTTAGCGGGTAGTAATATTAATACCCTTACTAAACTAAAAGAAATGCAGCCAACATTTTAGGAGACTTATATGGATTGGTTACAAAGTAAAACAACACAAGTGATTGCTTTAGTAGGAATTGTTTCTACTCTTGCAGGGTTTGGTTACACAGGAGCTACCTATGTAAACCGCATAACAAACTTAGAAGCTAAGATTGGTGGTATAGGTGATACAAAACAAGCACAAAAAGCTATTGAAGAACGATTTGCATCTATAGAGACTTCTGTAAAGTTTTTAGAAAAAGAAATTAATGGTATAAAAGTTCCAGATGTTACAGAACTTAAAACAGATATAGCTACAATTAAAGCTGAAATCTCTTCTTTAGAGAAAAAAATAGCAGAAAGTAACAAAAATCCACTGTCTGGGTAAATTTTAAGGGCTTTTTAAAAAAACGTGGGCTCAGGATGCCGCAGGTGCGCATCTTAGCACTTGGTCAATGCAATTGGTATCGTTAGGCCAATAATTAACTAGCGGCCTTCTCAGGCTCTTCTACGCAGGGTCCCCTTTGTAGCTGCCTAATACCATAGTTTTCTGACGCATTTCGTAGATTTATGATTTTTTTCTCTATTTTAGAGAAAGTATTCCAATCTCGAACCTCGGTCGCGGTTCGTCCGCAACCTCTACAACGGTCATCACCCCATTGGGTGCAACTACAAATACCGACACAAGGACAATCTGCAATACTTGTACAACGTCCTAGTGTTTTTGAAAGATTGGTAAAAATTCCTACCTCTTTCATTTACTCCTCCTGCGACTTAACGAGTCTGTCTAAGTACCATTGAGCTTTTTTTAAGTCCTCAACTTTGTTCTTATACTCGTAACGCCACAAATACTTTATAACATTGCCTTTACAGTAACCAGCAAACGCTTCCTTGCTCATGCTTGCTTCTATTCCGTCAATGCACTCAATACCACCTTGATTATAATGAGGTGGTTGATTTACCATATCCATCTATTACTCCTTAATAGTTAAACATATGTTGCTTATTCTATCGATATATGCTTCAAAAGTCACGGCACACCTTAAAAAGCAATCTAAATAAAAAAATTCTGCTAGTGGGTTGTCTGTTATACAAACACCGTCTGGAGATCCCAGGACTATGTACGTGGGTAGTTTATGTGTGTGCGCCCGCTGGATCCAGAGGCGTTGTTGTTGAGAAAGGTTGATGGGTACTTTCGACGTACCACGGTCAGGTAAGGATTGCACATATTTATATTCTACAAAACAAAAGCCGCCAGGGCCGGAGTAGAATGCGTCAGGGACACCCCCATGATATGGGTCGTTGATTTTCCACTTATAAATTTCTTTAGGAAGTTTTTTGTGGATTTTGTTTATGAAGTCCTTTTCTTTCAACTTTTAGCACTCGCTCTCTCATGAGGAGTTGTAGATCATGCCAACGATACATGCGTCTGTTTACGTCATCCCAGAACCAACCTTTTTGTTTTGCATCAGGCATTTGATTAGTATACACGATGCGACAATATATGTCGCACCATGTACGCAAAGTGATTACTTAATACTTTCAAACACTGTTTTAGCATTGTTGTAATCGTCGTCAGTTGCCCATCCAACTTTTTCAACTTGGATGTTATAGAACTTTTGACCTGTTCTATTTTCTGTTCTAACAGAAGACATTTTCCATAATGCTGAAAAACGATCTCCACTTAGACCTGCGATTTGAGTATTCCATTCTCTGGATACTCGCAACTTAGAAGATGCACAGTCAAATAAGAAAGGTACGTCCAGGTTTCCTGATTCCGCATCTTTTCTAATTAACATGTGAGAGTGAGTCTCAGTAATATCATAATCCTCTGGATTAAGATCTTGAGATTTAAGGGATTCAATAGCATCTTCTTTGCTTGCAAAGCTACCCGCTAGTCCTCCACCTTTTTCACGCTTCTTCCACGCTACAAACTCTTCAGTAAACCGTATGTTTAACACATAGATTGACTGCCCGTAGTTTTCTCGCGTTACAGTGTTAATAAAGTCACCAACTTTGGCCCCTTCAATATACTCACTGTGTTGCTCGTCAACCTCATTGCTAAGCTGTTGTAACTGCTTAACTCTGGGAGTTTGTAAATGAGCTGCAGTAATGTTTTCATTACCCAACCCGCTGCCTTTTTGTACATGCGCCGGCACTTTATCGCTTACTAGTGTAATATCATTCATCGTAATTTCTCCGTTTTTCGTTGATATTATTATTTCGACCTGAAGTTCATTCGGGTCAGTTCAGTTGCTTCTACGCCTGGGACTTCATGTCCCATTTGTATTAGCTCCCTATAGGCTGTCGCTGACATGCGTTTTTGCATTAACTCGAACTGCCCAGTGGCAAGTACGTGCTCATGCACCGCGTCCCAGTTACGTACTGTAGGGACTATTTCCTGTTTAATGGAAACAGTACACGCGTCATTACCAACCCGATCAACTCCTTGATCTTTAAGACTGATAATAATCTGTGTTTCTAGATCATCCTTTTTTGCTTTAAGGACTTTCTCTTGTTCATGTAAATCGACAATAGATTGTCGGGTTGTAGCTAATTCATTTAGCATTTCATCCATATTCATTAGTGTATGGTCTCCGTTTCTGAGGGTGGTTTTGCAAGGTATACCTCATCAGTTAACATTAAAGCCTCCTTGCCGGCCTGTGAAATAAGTTCTTCCATAGTGTCTGGTAATTCTTCTTCTTTAGTAGCACGAGTGTGTACTAATTCAGTTACTGCAAATACTAGTGCAATAGCAACTGCTTCAGGTGGTCGTTTTAAAATATCAAGAATTGCGTCTTTCATAAGTTCTTGTAATTTTTCAAACGGTATGTCGTTATTTTTAGTTGTCATTGTTTAGTGCCGTTAATATGTGTAATAAGTTTTCCATTTTGCCTAATTTGCTGTTTAGTTTTTTGTATACATCTTCTTCCCAGGTTTTATGTGCAGCAATAAGAATAGTCTCTGTTTTGTTTTGCTGGCCAGATCTATGTATACGTTTGTTAAATTGTTGAAAATGTTCAGCATTGTAAGTAGGCGAACACCATATAGCTGTGGTAGCTTTTGTAAGTGTAAGTCCATGACCAGCTGATTGTGGATGACAAAAAAGTACTTGTATGTGACCGGCTTGAAAGCGTTCTACAATATCTTTGCGTTTGTGTGCAGGTACTGATCCATCTATAAGCTCGTATGTAATATTTTGTTTTTCTGCTATTTCTATAAGAGCATCACGTTCGTGTTTCCAATTGAAAGCAACAATAGAATGTTTACGTGCCGCTACAAGTTCCATAACAATGTCGTAACGTTCTTGGTGTAAATATTGGACATTGCCGTCTTCGTCGTACACGCCACCTGATACTAGTTGTAGTAACTTTTTAACCCGGGCACCTGCATGTACAGCATTAATAGTGCCAGATTTGGTATATAAAACAGATTCTTTAACAAAAATGTCGTACATAGCTTGTACTTTTGTGGATAACTTTGTACGTACGGTTCGGACTATATTTTCTGGAAGGTCTATGCAATCTTCTAATGCATAGCGAATAGTAATGTCGCTTAGTTTAGCAGCGACTGCTTCTTCGATACCAGGTTTGTCAATCCACTCGTTGGCAAAACCATTAAAGCGGGGTGTACAAACCTGGTTACGAAAAGCCCAGTACCGGTCTCCTAGATGTTCTCCGTCATCTACAAGAAGTACTGGGTGCCACAGGTCTAGAATAGTATTACTATTAGGAGTACCAGACATGGCAATCCTATTAGTAAAATGTGAGATAAGCGATCTAATATTTTTACTGCGTTGTGCCGATTGGTTTTTAAAAGCAGTAAATTCATCAATAACGATTGTAGAAAACTTTTTAACGTAATGTGGATTTTTTTGTAAAAAATTGACAGCCTCAAAGTTAGTGATAACCAAGTCAAATGAATCGTCTTCAAATATTTTTTTGCGGTTTTTAGCATATGCAACTCCGAAATTAATATCAGGTTGAAATTTACGTATGTCTTCTGCCCATGCTGCTTCTAAGATTGACAGTGGGGCAAGAACAAGCGTTTTACCTGATAGGTTAACATGGGCGTCAAGAACAGCACGTGTTTTACCTGTACCAGGATCTGATGTAATAAGACATCTAGGGTGGTTAAGAATAAAGTTAGTGGTATTAGCTTGATGCTCATAGGGTAGGGGTATAGATTGTTCGTCAGTCATTGTTCGTTTTCCTCTGTTGTAACATCCGGTGTTAGTTGGATGGATGTTAAGTTTAGTTATTATACTAGTTTATAGCCCATTCGCAATAGGGATTTTCTCCTTTACCAAATGAGCACCACCTGCAACTATTTTTAGAAGGGTTAGGTGGAAACTTAGTTGCTGTTGTCATAGCAAGTGCTCGCTCTTGTAGTTTTGGTAAGAACATCAGAGCCTGATCTCGTGTGTATGTTTTTTCCATGGTAGTGCCATGATCTAAATACCACATTTCTGTTTTAGCTACTTCTAAATCTGGGTAACGTAAAAAGCTACCAATAGCATATGTAAGTGCTTGTTGTGAATGAGCTATTTCATTACCGTATTGTCTGCCTGTTTTATAATCTATTACTCGCGCTGATGTTTCTGTTTCTTCTACATAAGCATCTAGTTTTACTCTTGCCCATACACCTTTTTCCATCCAACCACAGGGTTCCCAATCAATTGTAAAACCCCACTCGCCCTCTAGTTCTACTGTAGCGTTTATAAAACCTTCACGCATTTCTTCAAATTGCGTTTGAAATTTTTTAAGTGTATCAGGTAATTCTTTTAGATCTCCACGTACGTAGTCTTCAGCTTGCTGGTGGATGTCAGTACCGCGTGCAGCGGCCGGGCCGAAGTCTTCTTGTATGCGTTTTACTTTACTTATATAAGAGCGATAAGCGCAAGTTTCGTAGGTTTTTAAAGCGGAGTAGGACCAGGCTGGGATTAATCCCAACTCTTTTGGGGCCTCAGTCTCTATTACATTTATGAGATCTGGGCGCTTGTCTTGTACAAGCTTGGTCATTTATTATATAGCCTTCCTAGCTAGTTTTTTGTAATAGTAAATTATCTCTATCTTCAAAATGTTCTTTAATTAAAGAAGTACGAACATTGTCGTCTAATTTCCAAGTTAATACAACCCCTCTAGGTATAGACGCGTTTTTATCTGAACTTACACGTTTTCTAGAAGTTTTAATATTTAGTCTAGACATGGCTTTTGTAAAGTCTCTTGTAGATAATTTGTTACGGCTGTCAGTAAGTATGTCGTAAACTAATTTAAATTGAGACATAGGTATAATTATTTCATTACCTACTTCAGCTATCCAATACTTAAGGTATCTTTGTGCTGTACTAATACCTCCTGCATCAAAGGTGTTTGTAAGTGGTATATCTAATACTTCTGTAAAATACTCAAGGTTGCGTTGACGTACTGCAGCTGCAAATTCTTCAAGTACAGACATTGAAATGTTTTTCATTTGTATTTTAGCTTCATTTTCTAAAGCTGTATGAGCCATACGCTGATCTACTTGAAACTTGTTTAACACTCCAGCAAAGATATAAAGTTCTTGTTCAAGCTTATCTATATTATTAATAAGATCTACATTAGCATTTTCTAGTTTTGTTTCTTGACGAGGTGCTACGTTATAACGCCTATCGCCCTCTTCTATTTTGACTGCATCTGCTCTATTAGTTAAGAACAAGAAGTTACAAAAGCTTGGTAGTTCTATTTGATTAGAACGCATTGCACGAATAGTTAGGTTGGGTTCAGTAATTTGGTGTTTAAGTTTATCAGCCATTTTACCTATGCTACCTGCGTCTCCCATTCTAAATTCATCTACTACTAAAAAGAGTGCTGTTCTCATATATAAGTTGAATTGTTCTTCAATGTTTTCTAAAGCTCGCATTGGTGTTTGTTGTTCACCAAATAAAGGCTTAAGTACTTTGTGTACAAACAAGCCCTTGCCAGTCCCAGGTACGCCCGTAAAAATCCAAGCAGTCATAGCTTTGTTTTTGTTTTGATAAATATAAGCTAACCAATTAACAAAATGTTCAAACTCAGTTTTACCATTACCTAATACATGCATTAAGAGTTGTGCTATATGTGGTGTTATTGTGTGTAATTTTTCAGCTCCTCCGTAAGTCAACTCAGACACATGTTCTTCTTGTTTTAACATGTATTCAGTTTTTCTATACAGGTTTACATAATAAGGAGCTTCTTCTAACTCAATACCTTTATTATTGCTTGGATCAAATACGACCCTAGCATCAGGAATGTAATCCAAGGAAGGGCGATTATGAGAGCGCATAAAGTCATCAATAGACTGCTTATTGGTGGGCGTGAGCGGGTAGTCGTTGGTAAATTGTTGGGTTGTTTCATCATATATTCCGTTATAGTAAGTGTCAGTGTAGAAGTCGCGTAATGCGACTGGTTTTATTTTTTTATTTTTATCAATTTTATCTGCAAAAATTTCAAATATATTTCGATAAAAATCTGGATCGGCTTTTTGTATTTCCCATACAGGTTCGCCTTTAAAGTTGTACATATAATGGGGGTTCGTTAATACAAAGTAGTATCCATTGCTGTCGCCTCCATTAACATTACAGTTAACATAGGGTTCATTGACTCTTGATATTTCAATAGTCATTTTATCTGGGTTTTGTAACACTTCTTGTGCTTCTCCCCCTATGCTTACAGTGCTTAATTTACTTGTTTTTTTCGGTAAGTTAAGTTTTTTACGCAGTCCGTCTTTAACTTGGATTCCTAAGTTATGTACGCGTTCTGGGTTAACATGAATTAACAATGGTCTAGGATCTAAGGTTACCGAACCACGTTCGATTAGTACAAACCTATCTGATGAGATGGGGTCTTGTATGTCATCTTTAAAAGTAGGTGGTGCTATATAAATTATTTTAGAATTTTCAGCAACACTAGGATCTAATTTATAAGATAAGCTTTGTCCATTTGCAGACAAAGACAACTGAGATGACAAGATGTCTGTTTCATAATTTAATAATTTAAACCACTCTTTTAATATTTTAGGTTGGGTAGGTTGATCTAGTAAAAAGAAAAAGTGCATAGACACTTTGTCTTTTTTAAACCCTAAAGAAGCACTTGCTTGGGCTATGTAACTCACATCTTGAAAACACTCTGGTAGTTGTGCAATTATTTTTTCTGAAATAGTGCGTACATCAGGGGATGAGCTGGTGGGCATTTGTATACCATCTATATCAAGAATTAATAATTCTGTTGACGCTACACGGTCAGCCATCATAGCTCGTGATTCGTTTTTAAGTGGGCGTTTTAATAAACCTTTGTGCAAACAAGCACCAGATGCTGCCTGTGTTTGTAAAGTTTTTAAAAGTTCTTGTAAACCTTTTTTAGTTTTAGATACTTGTACATGTTCAGATGTAAAGTTTTTAGTAAGTGGATAAGGTGT